CGTCTGGATTTACTGGTAGTATAAAAGTTAACTTTTCTTCGGTAACAAACGACGATACAGCGACTCTAGTACTAGAACTAATTAAAGATTATACTTAGGAGTCTTAATGGCTTACTCAGGCACTAGAACATTTAATCTCTCAATAGAAGAGATCATTGAAGAAGCATTTGAAAGATGTGGTTTAGAGGTTCGTAGTGGTTACGATTTAAAAACTGCTAGAAGATCTATGAATCTAATATTTTCTGATTGGGCTAATCGTGGTCTTAACTTATGGACTATAGATTACGCTACACAGGTAATGACACCTGGTACAAATTTTTATCAATTAAATCAAAATCTTATTGATATTATAGATGCTACAGTTACAACAACAGCTGGTGCAACTGCTAATTTTGAAGGTGATGAGAATACCACAGATGTTTCTATCACAAAGATATCTAGAACAGAATACATGAATCTAACAAAAAAGCAGGAAGAATCATCTGGCGATGCTAGACCTACACAATTTTGTGTAATAAATGGTCAAGTGACAACAAATGGTTCTAGTAATAGTGGTAGACCAGAGTTTCCAATGACCTTGTTTTTATATCCTTCCCCAGATAAAGCATACATTTTTAAGTATTTTTTCTTAAACAGAATACAAGATGCAGGTGCATATACGAATGAAGCAGATGTGCCTTTTTATTTTCTTCCTTGTTTAGTTTCAGGATTAGCTTATTATATTTCAATAAAAAGAGCACCGCAATTATCTGCGGGACTTAAGGCGGTATACGATGAAGAATTTGAGAGAACCGCTGACGCTAACCGAGAACGAGTCTCGTTTAGAGTTAAACCAGCGCAAGCGTATATACCATAGGAGGTAATATGCCAAAATGTGAAATATGTGGTCACACATGTCATTGTATTGTTGATGGTTCATGCACTGTTGACAGATGTGATTGTGGTGACTGCACATGTAAAAAGGAGGATTAATGAGTAACCCAAGATATAATTCACAAACTGCTAATGCAAGAAAAGGCAGTAAGGGTGGAGGTAGTTATGGAAGAGGTCAAATTTCAATACCAACACCCATAGAAGCAGGAGCTGTAACCACTAAAGGTGTTGCACCTGCAAAAGGTAAAGCACAAGAGATTTCTATATCCAAAGGACAAGAAACTGGAACTGCTTTAGGAATGGGTGCAGCTACAAAAGGTGGCAAATACACCTGGAGTTAATGAATGGCATACGCTAAAGGAAAGTACGCAAAATTTATATCAGATCGTAGTGGATTGGAATATCCATATACAGAGATGGTAATAGAATGGAATGGCATGCGTGTTCATACAAGTGAGTATGAACCGAAGGCACCACAGTTAATGCCACATGAGCATTCACCAGATCCTCAAGCGTTAGAACATGCAAGAGTTGCAAGAATAGAACCAGCAACAGAAAGATTACTAGGATTAAATCCTTTTACACACGAAGCTGGTAGTAGTTTGATAAAAGTTTTTGAACCTGGTCATGGTAGAACTACTGGTGATACTGTAAGATTTAGAAATGCTACAGGTCATTTAGCTAGCACCATAAATGCTGATGCAGGTAAAACTATTACAGTGGTTGATGATGATTTTTATAATTTTGGTGCAGGAGTTTTTGCAAGCACAACAGTTATTTCAGGAGGAGGACAAGCGTCTGCAGGACCTGTTACATTATCAGCATGACAACATATACTGAATTACTACAACAAGTAAGAGATTACACAGAAACAGATTCTAGTGTTTTATCTGATACAATTATCAATGATTTCATTGAACATACAGAAAACAGAATATTAAGAGACTTAGATTTACCTGTATTTAGATCATATCAATTTTCAAATTTTACCACAGGAAACGGATTTATTACATTGCCAGGAGGATCAGACACAGTACCTACACAATTTTCTGTAATTAGAAGTGTTATGATTTATCCAGCATCTGGCACTGGAGATAGAATATATTTACAACAAAAAGACGTTACCTTTATGGATGAATTTCATCCTGATAGAACATCTACTGGAACACCAAAGTATTATTGTCAATGGGATCATAATACTATATACGTAGTACCAACACCAAGTGCTGATTTTAAAGTAGAGGTTGGTCTGATAAAATTACCAGATCGAATGACTTCTGCAAATAGTAACACTTGGTTAGGAGATAACGCACCTGCACTTATGTTGTACGGATGCCTTATTGAAGCTTTCAAATTCTTGAAAGGACCAGCAGAAATGCTGCAAATATATCAGCAATCTTATGAAACAACACTTCAAGAAGTTGCTGCTCAACAAATGGGTAGAGCAAGAAGAGATGAGTGGGCTAACGGAGTAATTCGTGTACCGCGACCTTCAATCTTACCTGGATATAGTAAACCAATAGGAGGACAATAAAATGGCAATATCATCATCAACTGTAACAACCAGTTTTAAAACACAAGTTCTTACAGCTACGCACGATTTCACTGCATCTTCTGGTGATACTTTTAAAATTGCATTGTACACAAACTCATCCAACTTAAGTGCTTCTACAGCTACTTATGCAGATGGTACAGCAACTAACGAGTATTCTGGAACAGGCTATACTGGAGGAGGTAACACTCTTACAAGTTCTACGCCAACAGCAGATGGAACAACTGCAGTATGTGATTTCGCAGATACGTCTTGGACTTCAGCAACAATAACAGCTCGTGGCGCTTTGATCTACAATAGCTCAGAGGGTAACAAATCTGTTCTTGTGTTGAATTTTGGTGGGGACAAAACTTGCACTAACGGCACGTTTACAATTCAATTCCCTACAGCAGACGCATCTAACGCTATATTAAGATTAGCGTAGGAGTAACATGGCTTTAATTTTACACGATCGCGTAAAAGAGTCTACCACTACGACTGGCACAGGTACGTTAAATCTGGACGGTGCAACTGGTGGATTTAAAAGTTTTGTAGCTGGTATAGGTACCACTAATAGAACTTTTTACGCAATAGTAGGAAGAACCACTACTGAATTTGAAATAGGTATGGGCACCGTAACGGATGCTTCACCTGACACTTTGTCTAGAGACAGAGTTATATCAAGTTCTAATAGTGATAACAAAGTTAGTTTTAGCGCTGGAACTAAAGATGTTTTTTGTACTTTACCAGCATCAAAAGAAGGTCTGCCATTTCCTTCAGTTGACTTTGGTAATTCAACTGCACCACAGATTATAACTGTAACGGTAGATAGTAAAACAATATTACATCCTTATTATGGAGATGGATCTAGTCTTGGTTATTACTTAAATGGTTTAGAATCACCTGCTATAAGATTTTCTGGTGTAGATACAGGAGAAAAATATTATTACAGATTTGATCAAAGTGATAGTAGTAACTCAGGCCATCCACTTAGATTTTATTTAGATTCAGCAAAAAACACTGAATATACAACTGGTGTAACCAACACAGGTAGTTCACCTGCACCTGGTAGTTCTGGTGCATACACACAAATAGCTGTAGATTCAGAAACACCTAACATTTTATATTATCAATGTTCTTCGCACGGATACATGGGTAACCATGCCGTAGCAATAACAAATAAAGTTAATTCTAATTTTAGCACACTTGGTGATGTAACTGTAGGAAGCAAATTAAAATTACCTACAAACACTGCAAACAAAATATTAATCGCAGACGGAACAAGTTTTGAAGAAGTAGATATGTCAGGCGACGCTACAATAGCATCTGGTGGTGCTTTAACTCTTGCTAATTCAGGTGTATCAGCAGCTAGTTATACAGCAGCAAATATAACTGTAGACGCAAAAGGTCGTGTAACAGCTGCTTCTAGTGGCTCGGCAGGCGCTTCTGCTGGCTTTGTAATTGCAATGTCGGTTGCACTTTGATATAAGGAGAAACCATGGCACAAGATTTTGAAAACGTAAAAGCAAGAAATATAGGCACAAGTGCTTCGACTTTACTTACAGCCAACTCTGACGACGCTCTTATTGGTATTCGTGTTGCTAACGTTGTAGCGCAGACAATACAAGTAGATGTGTTTATTTCTAGTGGTGGTAGTGATTATCACTTAGCCAAAGGAGTAAGCATACCTCAAGGGTCAAGTATGGAGTTTATTGATGGTGGTGCTAAAGTAGTATTACTATCTGGAGACGCTGTAAAAATTAAGTCTGACACAGCTAGTTCTGCTGATTGTTGGATGTCATATATTGATAGCATAAGCACGTAGGAGGGTAAATGGGTTATATAGGACCGGCTAATACTGATCAGTTTAAATCCATGTCTACCCAGACTATTACTGGAAATGGATCTGCAACTACGTTTACATTAAACACACCAGTTGCTAACTCATCAGAAATAAGATTTGTTGTAAATAACGTTGTACAAAAACCAGATGTAGATTACACTGCAAGTGGTACACAACTATCAACAGGATCAAACGTACTAGCAGGATCAGATGCAGCATATGTTGTAAACATAGGTGCAGCTGTAGGATCACAAACACCGGACACAGGTAGTGTAGATCACACAGCTATATCAGCATCATTTAACGGCATGTACTTAAACTTGGCGACTGTAACATCTACAATCACAGTAGCTGCATCACAGAATGCTTTTTTGGCTGGGCCAGTAAACTTTACTAACACTGTAACAGTAGAAGGAACACTAACGGTAATATAATGGGAACTTTATTCGTAGATAAATTAGATCCGCAATCAGGAACATCACTAGAGATTGGTAGTTCAGGGGATACTATTACGATTCCTTCAGGTGCCACCATTGCAAATAGTGGTACAGCAACTGGATTTGGAGAAGCTAACACTCCATCATTTAGAGCTAACCCAGCTGGTAACACTACAGTAGCAAATGATACAGCTACTAAAATTGCTTTTACAACAGAAGTTTATGATACCGATGGTGCCTATGATGCAAGTAATTCCAAATTTGTAGTGCCTTCAGGAAAGGCAGGTCGTTACTTTTTTGTTGCAGCTTTGGAGTACAATATTACAAGTGCAACAACAAGTGCAAGAGTGCAAATAAGAAAAAACGGGTCAATAGCTTTGAATAAAGCAGGTTACAATTCCTATTATGATAACAATTTAATATGCGGTGTATTAAATTTAGCTGTTAATGATTACATAGAAGTTTATGGTTATCAAAATAGTGGTGGTTCAACAGCTACTCAAACAGGTACAGCTGCAACATATTTTGCAGGATTTAAGGTGGATTCATGATAACAATTTTAAAAGGAGGTCTATATGGCAAGTCTATCAACTAAAGTAGCGCTATACTGTACTGCGAACAGCAAAACGGCTGATTTCG